TCAGCTAGGAATATCTTTAGACAAAGAGGAGAGTGAAGATGAGTGAACAATCTTATGAAGATAAAATGAATGACTATTATCACGCAGAGATAGAGTCACGCTTTACCAACGAGGAGGCAATGGAGGAGTTTGCCAAACTTATGAGAGAGCGTATTTATAAACAAGACGCAGACGCAGTTGATTGGGCAATGGAGTGTATGTTAGACAAGGTTGATATCCATGATGTAAAGTCTGAGTTGGTTTACGCATTTAGAAGTAAGGAGGTAGATTATGACTAAGAAACTAAAGCCGTATCGCGTTTACATTACGCAGTATGTTAGACCGATAGATGTGATGGCAGAGAACTCTACATCAGCTAAGAGAATTGCTACCGAAGACCATACATGGGAAGTAATGGAAGCTGAAGTCAGAGCAGAGTTTCAAGAGGTGACAGAGCAAGATGTCATAGATGATGAAGACTATCAATATAGGGGGGACAAGTAATGGGATATCGTAGCCAAGTAGCAATAGGAATACAAATGAACCCTGACATAGTGTCAGAGATAGATACTACATTAACACCTGAGATGATGTGGAAAACATTTGTAACTGAATGTAAGGCAAGACACTCAATAGCATTTAATAATGAGTGGGCACAGATGGAGGTTCACGACGATGTATATACTATGAGGTTCGTGCATGACAGTATCAAATGGTATGAGGGGTATGACTTTGTCGCAGACTTCGAGGGAACACTTGCTATCGCTGAAGAGTTTAACGAGCAATACCAAACTAAAGACCATTCAGAGTTATTTGATAGTTCGTTCGTAAGGATAGGCGAGGAGTCAGGCGATGTCGTTACCGAATATCAGGGTGATGGGTGGGAATTATTTGACGCAGTAACAGAAATACATGGAACATTAACAACACCATTTGAGGAGAAAGTATCATGATTGACAAGAAACATTATTACTTTGAATTAGACGCGAACAGAGGCACTTTAAATCATCAGCTTACTGAGTCGGAGAAGACATTCATACTAGAACTATGTCATAAGTATGACCTAAAGATATCTCACGCGTTAGATATTAGAACGCAGTGGTCAGAAGAATATTGGACATTTAATTCTATGGACACACAAACTGAACGAGCCAATGCAAAAGCATACATACTTACAAAGCATGGCTTACCTAACATAGTTGCATGGGTGCATGATGACAAATACTATATATCAACCGACGCTAGACTTAAAGAGAGAAGTGACTCTAAATATCTACACTCCAAGCGTATGAAAGATGTCATTAGAAAGTTTGATAAGAGACTTACATATCTAGTATCACAAAATCATAGTAATCCATTAGACACGAGCGAGTGGATAACCAACAGTGGACTAGCTAGGCAGTTGTATCAAGATGTAACCAAGAGTGATAGTTTGGATGGGGCATACAGTAGGGTATCAATGAGTGGTGCGTCGCTACACTTACTATTAAATAAAGCATTCGAGAATACTATAGAAGCACCTAGCAATGTAGTTGATGAGTGGAAGAATGCGTATACTCAATTCAACAACACTAAAGAAAAGCAAGAGGCGAGTATATCTTACGCGATAGAGAACTTATATAAGCCGTTTTATCTACTAGGTAAGGCGAAAATGACACGAGATAACGATAGAGTTACGGTGTTTAAAGTTAAGTTTAGAGAGGGTAGTAAATCTCAGATAGAGATACTTGAAGAACCTAAGACTTACATGAACTTAGAACAATGTCCGTTGCATGATAAGCTAAGACCTCAGTTGATGTTATGGTCACTCAACGGCAAGGAAATATGGGATGATAAGTATAGACGACCTGAGTGGATGATAGAGACTGTTATCATAGACGGCACTGCTACAGGTAGGTATGATGAGTCTACAAAGACAGGAAATATTGCAGAGGGGTCTTCAGGTGACTACGAAATGCTGTATACTTACTTACTAGATGTTGACTAAACTAGACCCAATACCACATTTTAAACTTACGGACTATGTCCGAGTAGCAATCCACTATGAGAGAGGAGAGTATACTGTATACCTAGACAATGACATGGTTAGACAGTATACCCTCCAAACTCTCCCTCCATATATATCATCTAAGATAACCGTAGCTAAAGCACTGAGTCTCCATGTAAGACCTGATTATGAAGTAAAAGAACATGACATATTTATGTGTGATGTTGAACAAGGCGATCCCGATGTCGCGTGGAGAGCTAGTGAGAATTGGTATATAGTTATTCTTCATCTAATAGATTATCAAACATTATTAGGACTCAAGAAGAATGGCAACCCCCGAAAAGAAAGTAAAAGAAAAAGTAAAAAGAATATTAAAAAAGATTGACGCTTACTTCTGTATGCCGGCGACAGGTGGCTATGGTGCAAGTGGTGTTCCCGATATCCTCGCCTGTTATCAAGGTAAATTTATAGGTATTGAAACTAAAGCTAATGGCAATCGTCCTACGGCTCTCCAACAAAAACATCTAAGAGATATTAGTATATCAGGTGGTGTCTCATTAGTTATTGACGAGACGAATATAGATATGCTAGAGTTGTATATCAAGGGTAAGAGAATATACAATATAGATGAAAAAGAATAAAACCAACCTGACAGGGTGTCAGGATGACAAAGTGAACCACCCATCACATTACACAAATCATAAGTGGGAGGTCTATGACATATTAGAGGAATTCTTTAGCGATGACCCTTTACTATGGCAGTGTGGTAAATATCTACTCAGGTGTAAATACAAAGGCAATCAATCACAAGATTTAAAGAAAATGATATGGTATGCTAACAAACGAATTGAGAAAGGAGATACATAATGAGTCAAGATTTATTTGGAAGAATAAAAATCATATTGGAAGACCATGTAAAAATACTTAACGAACTTAAGGTAGGAGACCCACATGCTGAGGAAGCAGAGAGTATCATTGAAGAGATTAATATACTATTAAAATCAGACAAGGCGGGAGAGATTGAGAAACGGATTGATGTAGCAGAAAGACAAGCCCTATCTGATGACCTGGCTGATGAAATTATTAGTGGAAAGTATTGCGTCGGTGGAGCGTGTGAAGATTGAGAACTGGTATCAAATACTAGGATGACCATTACTAGGCGAGAGCGTCATTACATAATTCTAGATTTTTTAGGAGACCCTATAAGGAAGTTTTATACAAAGGTAGACGCTAACGAGTTCCTAAAAGATAAAGATGATTGCACTATGAAAGTTGAAACAAAAGAAGTAGAAGTAGAAGAAAAGCTAGACGACTATGAACTAGCATTAAAAACTTGTGAACCGTGTTTATTTTAGATGAAAGGAAAGTAAGTGAAAGTGGCATATACCGAAGAAGAAAAGAAAAAGATTATAGAAAGAGCAGAAGATTATATGAAAAGAAAACCTAACACTACAAGAAATAAAGTGGCAATTTATGCCGGTGTTTCTGTTTCTGTATTAGAAAGGTGGGGAGTCGAATTACCTAAAGCAATTACGGCAAAGCAACGAATGAGTAAATCACCGTGGCGAGTAGGGCACATGATATGAGCGATGAAGCCGATAACGCTAACGACGAATCACAAAAACAGTTAGAGGCTACTTTAAAATCTGTTAATACAGAAGTGCCTGAAAACGAAACAGGTAAATGTCTTTGGTGTGAAAAACCAATAGATGATAAGAGAAGATGGTGTTCTCCTATCTGTCGTAACGAACATGAATATTATGCGAATAAGCTATGACTATAATTAAAGAAGATAATAGAGTTGGCCCTGCAGTATGTTGTAAGTGTGGTGAAGACGCAAAGATTAATCACGGGGGCAAATGGTATTGCTCTATTGAATCTGATATGGGGGTATTTAATATTAAAGGGTATTGTATAAAAGAGAGAAAGGAAACTAAGTGCAAGTAGTAACACTTGACTTTGAAACATTTTATAGTAAGACCTTTAGTTTATCTAAGCTAACAACCGAAGAATACATTAGGTCACCTGAGTTTCAAACTATAGGCTACTCAATTAAGATAGATGATGGCAAGACCAAATGGCATACAGGTTCACATGAGGAATTATTAGAAGAACTAAACAAGGTAGATTGGAAAAAGTCTATGTTGTTATGTCATAACACTTTGTTTGATGGTGCTATTCTTAGTTGGATATTTGGTCTACAACCGTTCGCATACTTGGATACATTATGTATGGCTCGTGCTATTCATGGTGTCAATGCTGGCGGTAGTTTAAAAGCATTAGCTGAAAGGTATGAGTTAGGTGAGAAAGGCACTGAAGTATTAGACGCGTTAGGTAAAAGACTAGAAGACTTCCAAGAACACGAACTTAAACGTTACGGTCAATACTGTAATAACGACGTTGAGTTAACATATAATCTATTCAAAGTATTATCTCAAGCATTTCCTGTAGACGAATTAAAACTTATAGACATTACACTTCGTATGTATACCAACCCTGTGTTGACAGTAGATGATGGTCTATTGATTACAAGATTAGATGAAGTCAAGGATGAAAAGCAAAAGCTATTATCTAGTTTAATGAATAGATTAAAGTGTGATACAGAGGAAGAAGTTAGGAAGAAGTTAGCAAGTAATAAACAATTTGCTGAATTACTACAAGAGTTAGGAGTAGTTGTCCCACTTAAAGTATCACCGACAACAGGTAAGGATACATTTGCTCTAGCTAAAAATGATATAGGATTTAAAGAATTACAAGAACATGATAACTCATTCATACAAGAGCTATGCAGAGTAAGACTAGGGACTAAGTCTACAATGGAAGAGTCAAGAATAGAGAGATTCTTAGACATTGGTGCGCGTAACAAGGGATCGCTTCCGATGCCATTGAAATATTATGGGGCACATACAGGTAGATGGTCAGGCCTAGACAAAGTTAACATGCAGAACCTACCTTCAAGAGACGTTAAAAAGAAAGCATTAAAGAATGCAATACTCCCACCAAAAGGTAATGTCATTATTAATGTGGACTCATCACAGATTGAGGCTCGTATATTAGTATGGCTATCAGGTCAGGATGATGTAGTTGAACAGTTTAGAAACAATGAGGATGTATACTCAAACTTTGCTAGTAAAGTATATGGTAGGAAGATTGATAAAAGAAATAAGACTGAAAGATTTATTGGTAAGACATGTATTCTAGGATTAGGGTATGGCACAGGATGGAAGAAACTTCAAGATACACTAAAGACTCAACCACCATATGCAGATGTATCTGACCAAGAAGCTCAACGATATGTAAAAGTATACAGAGATACCAATCACACCGTAACTAAACTATGGAAAGAATGTGATAAAGCGTTAGAGTATTTAGATACCTGGGAGATGCGTCAAGCCAACGGGTATGGTCAACCATACTATCTTGATAAACATAGAACAATTAAAGTTACTCCAAAAGGTTTAGAACTTCCTAATGGTTTACTCTTACAATACCCTGAACTAAGATATGATACAACATCATCTGTCAATGGCGGATATGTTTATAAGAAAAGATTCGGAGGAGAGGTTAGCATATGGGGTGGCTCTATCGTCGAGAACGTAGTCCAAGC